AACATGATCGGAACTTTCGACTCACCAGAAGACGCAAGGAAAGAAGCGGAAAAACAAGTGGGTGTTGGATGAAATTCAAAAGCGTAGAGCACGCCCTTAGCTGGGCCTTCCTGGTGGAATCCACAGCGATCATAAAAACATCCTCGGTTTCAAAGTCGATGATGGGCGGCGGCGGGATGTCGCACGGAGAGCTTACATCGCATGACAGGCACGCATACGCCGCTATGATTATAGATCAGGCGTCGAGAGCAACAGACAAGCCTAGCATGGTTCTACTGAGGGCGTTGTACGGAATAGCAGACGCGGAGGATGTTAGCGCTTATATTGTTCCGATTGTCGTGTCGGCGCTACCAGCAGGTACACACTCGCGCCGCGCCATCGAGGATATTGTCAACGCATATTGTGGGCGCAATCGCGGCGTGGAGGAATTGCGCCGAGCACTGCAATGTCGTAAATCTACAGCGCTGGAGACGCGGCGCGGAGCATACCGTGCTCTTGATGCGGTGCTGGAGCGTGCGGTTGCAAGGATCAGGGACGCGGCTCCGCAATACCTACTTGCTGACTAGTCTTTGGCTTTTTTCAATCTCACTGAACCCGATGGAGAAAAGTTCGGAGAAACGCTTTGCCACGTTTCCTTCTGGATCGTGCATGATAGCAGTCAGCAGATCAGATTTTGTCACGATCGCGCCTTTGTCTGCCGCTTGCTTCCGCAAGTGCTCAATTGCATGATCGACAACGAAGCTGATTAGTTCTTTTGATTGGCATGCGATTTTGAGGTTTTCTTGATTCATAGACATTTCTTCTACTCCTTGCATTAAACCCCGGATATGCCGGGGTGATTCCAACTGCTTTGCCGTAGTATTCTTACCCAGGTATAATAACCGATACCTGTGCTGGAAAGTACTCATTTCCGCGCTCGAACAGCCTGATTTTCGATCCCGCCGGTATCGTTCTGCTACGTACACTGCCGTCGCGGTATTCCTCTAGCTGCACGTCGGTCGCTAGTGTCATCCACTCCAGCCCGATAACGGCCCTATCCTCCAAAGTTGTCATGTTGGGGAAAACCCCATTCGTTGCTGCCACCACACTCGTGGACGGAAGGTGCAGGACACTGCACCTCACAAGTTCGATATACTGTTCCTCCGCATACATTTTGTATGCGGTATCAATTGATACTTTCTTTGCGCCAAGAGTTGACGCATATGGGATAGCTATCCCGTCGTCACTAGCGACGGCCTCGGCGCCTGCGGCGAGCAGTGCTCCTATCCTTCCGTATTGAAGACGGAAAGACTCGTCGGCGTCTAGGTTTTCGGTATCGCAGAATCTGATCCCGTCATCCACTATATCTGTGAGATTGAGCGATACAACGTACAGCGACTTCCCGTCGCTGTAATTTACAGCGTGTGATGGATAGCGCGCCCAGAACCCAAATCCGTGGGGCTGATCCAGTTCCCCGCCGTGATAAAATGTTTCAATCATTTTCCTACCCCTTGGTTTGTGGTAAAATAACAGCCACACGGGCGGGAGCGGTAGCGTTCCCGTGATCTAGCAGCCTGATTTTAGCCCCAGCCGGCAGTGTCCGGCGCCGGACACTGCCCGAGCGGCACTCTTTTATCTGCACGTCGGCAGATAGTTCCATCCATTCGCTGCCGATTTCGGCCATGTATTTGCCAGACACGAGGCCAGGGAAAAGCCCATTTGTGGGCGCAACTACGTCCGTGGCTGGAACGTATGGCGCACTGCACCAGAAGATGTCGTCGACAAAGACTGTATCTTTGTCAAAGTACTGCTCTTTGACAGAATTTTCGAACATTTTTCTACTCCTCGGCAGTTTGGTTCCTTGCCACGCCCAAGGCATGGCGGCCCATGGCGTTTATGTTAATCCCACCTGAAGCGTGGATTTTTCCTCTCCACGCATCCCAAGTCCAATAGGACGCGGCGAACGTCCGTATATGTTTGTTTCCTGGGTTCGCCAGGATAGAAGTCCATGGCCGCGTGCGGCCCGATCAGTCCGGTGTCATCACCGGCCCGCGCTACGGCGCGGATTAGTGATTTCGATGCGGTTCCCCGGAGCAGTTCCAGTTCATCTAGAATCTGATCCGCACTTATCCTTCCTAGTTTCATGATCTACTCCTTTTGGTTTGTTTACCGGTTTGCGTTATTGCATCACATGACTTGCATTCTACACACTTTGAAAGAAAAAGCAACACTTTTTCAAAAAATATTTTTGTTGTTTTGTTGCGGTAATTCAGGAACCGGCGTATAAGGCTAATTACTAGAGTGCGGTTTTGTTTCTCGAATCCGCGCCCGACAAAACATATGGCCGCTTAGGCGCAAACCTGGCGGCTTTTTTATTGCAAGGACATGGACACAAAGACTAAGCAAGCTACGAAAGTAGCTTACGTTGATGAGGTTCTTAATGGCGAACATTAAGACAACGCCTGAACAATGGGCGAAGGCGCGAGAGTATTTCGAGGCTGGACTTTCCTTGTCGGCAATTGTTGACAAAACCGGAATCAGCAAAACTCAGTTAAGCAAACGCTCAGGCTTGGAAGGGTGGGCAAAGGGAACGCCTGAAAAAACTTCGGCAAATTATTCTCCGACGTATATCTATATCATAACCGCTGAAGAGTATCTTGGGATTTACAAGATTGGATTTACAAATGATATTGAGCAGCGATTGTGTAGCCTACAAACAGGTTGCCCTTATGTATTATTCGCATATCGGTCTTATCAGGTATCAAATCCAATGGCGGTAGAGGCAATGCTTCATGCTTTTTTTCACAAAAAACGCATTCGCGGGGAATGGTTCCGGCTAGATAATGTAGACCTGCAATACATTGACAACGCTATGGATAATATAGAAGAGGTGCTAGATGGCCGCCAAACCACTAGACTCGGTATTGATTGACGACATACTGATCGACTGGCGATTAGGCCAATTAAGCCAGCGTCAAATAGCCGAAAAGCGCGGGGTGAGTAACGGCGTAGTAGCCAAGATCACAAAGGGCGTAGCTCGTGACGTGGGCTCCATCGTGAGCGCCGGAATCCAATACCAGCAAGCATTGCGACAGCATGATGAGCGCATCGTGAGCGCGGTAGAGCAAACCGTGAGCGAAGCATCAAAGCGCATGGAATGGCTCAACAAAGCCGCGCTGAAGAACGTGCAGGAAGCCATGTCTCATCCTTGCGAGAACCAGAACGACTACCGGGCACGCGCCGATACCATCAGCAAAGCAAAAGAGGTAGTAGCCGGAAAGTCGCCTGACACTGCAATACAGGTAAACACACCGCCCGCGCAGATAATCATCCAGGGCGCGTAGTGGCAACGGTACAGATACCAAACAAGCTGATCCAGGTATTCAGCGGCAAGTCTCGGTATCGCGGCGCATACGGTGGCCGGGGCAGTGGCAAGTCTTTCACTTTTGCAAAAATGCTGCTTATCCGAGGTTTGTCTGAGCCGATGCGCATCCTGGCTTGTCGGGAATATCAAAACTCGATCAAAGAATCGTCGCAAGCCGAAATAATACGCGCCATTGATAGTGAGCCGTGGTTACAGGCCGCATATGAGTATGGAGAGGGCTTCATACGCGGCAAAAACGGCACAGAGTTTTTGTTTAAGGGACTGAGGCACAACTACCAGTCGATCAAGTCGATGGCCGGGATCGGTATCTGCTGGGTAGAGGAGGCCGAAACCGTCAGCGAAGAATCGTGGCGGGTGCTGATACCGACGATTCGGGAGCCTGGATCGGAAATCTGGCTGACGTGGAACCCAGAGCGCGAGGATTCGCCAACGCGCCAGCGGTTTATCGTCAATCAGCCTGCTGGCGCGAAGATAGCCGAGATCAGCTGGAGCAGGAGCGCAAGGACGATCTGCGCTACCGCCCAGATCAGTACGATCACATCTGGGAAGGATCATGTCTCACCCGCTCGGATGCGCTGGTGTTGCGGGGGCGTCATACGGTAGATGCATTCGAGCCGCAACCGGGATGGGACGGCCCATACTACGGGATTGATTGGGGTTTTTCCGTCGATCCGTCTGTGATGGTGCGCTGCTGGATTCACGGCCGCACACTCTACGTCGAGCATGAGGCCTATGGCCACGGGATCGAGATCGACAACCTGCCGCGACTGTTCGCCGCTATCCCAGGCGCGCGCGAGCATGTGAGCTACGCAGACAATGCGCGGCCTGAGACGATCAGCTACATGCAGCGCAATGGCTACAGGTACATGCGCCCAGTGGACAAATGGCTGGGCAGCGTGGAGGACGGCATTGAGCATTTGCGCAGCTATGATCGCATCGTCATCCATCCGCGCTGCGAGCACACAGCAAAAGAGGCGCGGCTGTGGAGCTATAAAATCGACAGGCTATCTGGCGACGTCAAGCCGGACTTGATGCCCAGCAACGATCATTGCTGGGATGCTGTCCGGTATGCGCTGGGGCCGATCATACGCAAGCGCACGCCCACGCAATCAGTCACGCTGCCATATATGGCGAGGTAATAAAGTAATGTGGCAGACTCTACAAAAAAGCTACGCACGCGATCGAGATTTACCGGATCGGACGTCTCGCATACAGGCATTGCAGCGCGTGCTAGCTGGCACGATATACGGCAATCTGCGGTATGCGTTCCATGAAGAGGTAAACGGCGCGAACGAATACATCAAGCTACGCGATCGCCGGCCTTCTGTGCGCTATAACCTGTGCAGGCTGGTGGTGCAGCAATCCACTGCGATGCTGTTCAGCGAGGGCCATTTCCCAGAAGCGGCACACGACGAAGAGACTACGCGCGACGCTCTGAACGACATCATCCGCGATGCGCGGATTAACGAAGTCATGATCGACGCGGCGGAAAAAGGATCAGTCGGTTCAGTCTGCCTGTGGCTGCGTATACTGGAGGGGCGCATCTACGTTTCCGCGCTGACAACCGAATACCTCACGCCGACATATAACCCAATGCGGCCAGATGATCTTCTGGCCGTGCGCGAGCAATACAAGATTCGTGGACGCGCGCTCCGCGCCATGGGATATGCGATCAAGGACGCTGATCTCGACGCAATGCACTGGTGGACGCGGGATTGGACTGATCAGGCTGAAATCTGGTATTTGCCCGTCAAGATAAGCGATAAACCGGGCTTGCCGGAAAATCTCACGCAGGATGACGAGCGCACCATTCAGCACAACCTCGGATTTGTACCGATGGTTTGGACACGCAATCTTCCCGGTGGCGATGACATCGACGGCGCGCCGACATTCGGCGACGAAGCGATCGAAACGAATATCGAGATTGAGTACATGCTCAGCCAGGCAGGGCGAGGCCTGAAGTACGCCAGCGATCCGCTGCTGATGATCAAGGAACCCGCAGTCGATCCTGGCCAACAAATGGTACGCAGCGCGAGCAATGCAATCATTGTGGGCAAGGACGGCGACGCGAAGCTGGTTGAGATTGACGGCGCTGCTACGGCTGCTGTGCTGGAGTACGTGCGTACCTTGCGCGAATTTACCCTGGAGCAGCTTAGCGGCAATCGAGCAAATGCGGATAAACTGTCGGCGGCGCAATCCGGGCGCGCAATGGAGCTGCTCAACCAGGCGCTGATATGGTTGTCTGACAAGCTGCGTATCAGCTACGGCGAATACGGCCTCAAAAAACTTTTGCAGATGATCGTCCGTGCCAGCGCCAAGATGGCATTGGTAGATTCCGAGGGCCAGCCCATCCCGAGGATGTCGCCGGGCCGAATCGCATTGAAATGGCCTCCGTGGTATGCGCCTACAAGTCAGGATCGCAGCAGTGACGCAAACACACTGCGCACGCTGACTGATGCAGGGCTGATGAGCGCGGAAACCGCCGTTGGGACTCTCGCGCCCGTCTATGACGTGGAGGATGTGCCTTCAGAACTGGCGAGGATCACAGCCGAGCAAGCCGAGCGCAACGAGAAGGCGCAAAAGCAAGTCAGGATCGTGGAGTGACGGCCCTAAGCCGTTCGGATGCCCGACTGATTCGGGCTTTTTAATTTGGAGGCCCAGATGGCTGAGAACAACGAAGATATTGACAACAACACGACTAAAACCGCGCCAAAAACCGCAACGGAACCAGAGACATTTTCCAAGGATTATGTGCGCGAACTGCGCCACGAAAACGCGGGATACCGGCTGAAGGCGCAGGAGATGGAGCGCAAGGCCCAAGAGGCGGCAGAATCCGCAAAGAAAGCGCAAGACGAGGCAATCGCCAAAGCCCATGAAGCCGAGCAGCGAGCCGCGCAGCGCATCATCAAGGCGGAAATGAAGGCCCATGCGATCAAGGCCGGTATTGTCGATATTGACGCACTTGCGCTGGCGGATTTGTCTGGCGTGAAATTCAACGATTCTGGCGAGATTGAAGGCGCAGACGCTGCGATTGAAGCCCTAAAGAAAGCCAAGCCATATCTGTTCGCCCAAACCACGGCTAGCACTCAGCAGCCACCGAAAGGCGGCAAGCAGGAAACAAAAACCGCGCGTGATCTTTCGGATGCCGATTTGCGCTCGGATTTGAAAGCGAAATTCGGCATCCGCGTTTAGCTCTTTAAGCCGGAAAACCGGCAGCAGTCCATCGGGGTCAGGCACCAAGGGACATAAATCATCCAAACATAAAGGAAATGAATCATGGCTCTTAACAACCTCCCCGCTTCACTGCAAACCGTCATCCAGCAGTACTACCTCGAACGTGCGTTCGAGGTGCCGCTTCGCGCGAAACTCGGATTCCGCGCAATCGCCGAACAAATGGATTTCCCGGCTGGAATCGGCGAAACCATCTCCAAAACCCGCACCGGCCTATTGCCTGCAATTACGGCCCCGCTTGCACCTGCGTCAAACAGCGACATCACCAGCGGCTTGACTCCTCAGAATTACGGCGTGGAGCGATTTACGTTGTACGTGCAGCAATACGCCGCCAACATGCAGCTCAATGTCGCTACTAGCCGAGTAGCGATCGATAGTCTGTTCCTGCGCAATGCGATGGCGCTTGGCGAGCAAGCGGCGCGATCCGTCAACACGCTTGCACAACAAGTCTTGTACGCTGGCTATATGGGCGGCAACTCGTTTGTGCGCGTGACTCTCGGCGCTGCCGGCGCTACTGTTGCTGTGGATGACATTCGCGGGTTCCAGTACGCATGGAACAGCACCGGCATACCGGTTGCTGTGTCTTCTTCCAACACGGTAAACGTGCTGATTGGCTCCAACGTCTATTCGCTCACCGGCGCTACCGTTGACGGCACCAATGTATCTGTCACCCCTGGCGGCATATCCGGTACTCTGACTTTCTCCACCAACGTCACGGTTGCAGATGGAACAGCGCAAAACCCCGTGGTGTCTGCGGTGGCCCCGTATGTCATGCGCTCGATGGATGCAGCAACCAACACCGTCCCGGCGTCCAGCGTCTGGGGCATCACTCCTGGATCGTATAACGGCGGCAAGCTGTCCATGCAAATGTTGCTGCAAGCAAAAGCCGTCATGAGTTCTAACGGCGTTCAGCCCGTCAATGCGTCCGGCATGTATCACTTCTATGCTTCTCCCAAGCAGGTAGTGGGCCTGTTCAACGATCCCGACTTCAAGCAACTGTTCCGTGGCGAGCCGAAGACTCAAGAATACCGTCAAGGTGTAGTTGCCGAGTTGCTCGGCGTCCAGCTGATCGAGACGAATATCAACCCGAACGCGACATTCGGCGGCAACACCGTGCAATACGGCATCATGTGTGGCGAGGGTACGCTGGTGGAAGGCGTCTTCACGCCCAATGCTTACCGCGCATCCGAGGCGGCAGGTGGCGACGAAGGCATGATTACTGTGGTTGACGGCATCGCGCACGTCACCCGCGAGCCTTTGGACGCACTGAAACAGGTAGTCACCCAATCCTGGTCGTACATCGGCGGGTTCGCTGTTCCAACCGACATCACAACCAACCC